CGCAGCTTTTTTTATGTCAGATCGCATCTTGGTGATGCTATCGGAACTGCGATTCCTGTCAAACTGAAGCCCTACGATTCAGCCTCGCGAACCTCGAATTTAATGACGGCATTTGAGCTTTTTGCATGCTCTTTTTTTTCATGGCTTAAATAGAACCTAAGCCAATAAGCTCCAAGAGGCTTAGGTGGTTTACCTGTAGCGATATGCCATCCCCCCACTCCTGATTTGTATTCATCCTTGTAAGTAGGGCATTTGACGACAACGCAGGGTCTTTGCTCGACAAAATCTGCAGTGTTAAGTCTGATCCTTACATCTTTTGTGACCCACTGGTCATGTGTATGACCACTGCAAATTATGTCAGCGTTATCGATATACGCGAGCTGCCGTGACCGCTGGATCATGTCTTTTGTAACAGGACCGCCGCCGCCGTACCCATGAGTGTGCCAGAGCCTGATTGATTGGTTTTGCGTCCGGAAGATCCGAAACTTAAAGGCGACCCAACCCGTATATCCAGTTGTCAGTACTGCAGCGCCAGTGCGGTTACGCATTGTCTGGCAAAACCTGTCAATCAAGCTGGTTTCGTGTCGGTGCAGGATGCTAGCTTCGTGATTGCCAGTCCCCTGCATTATCCAGTTTTGCGCGTACGGCTCGTAAAGGTCAGCCATCCATTGCACCAGTGAGTCCAGGTAGTCACCGAATTGATGCTCCGGCCTCACTTTTGACTTATCAGATCGCTTATCGAACTTGCCCTGCATTGCGCAGAACAAATCCCCAAAATCCAGTATGCCCGCATTACGGGCTTTGGCTTCCTCCAGGTGATCTAACTGCAGACTGATATTGGAGTCAGGGTTATCAGTATGACCGTCGCTGCGGAGTAAATACCACTGTTCCCAGCCACTTTTAATCTGCCCATGCCGGACAACGACGACGTTTGGTGATGCGCCTTTTTCCACTGAAAATGGCAATTTCGGCGCAGTACTTTTCTTTCGTTTTTTCATTTTCACCTCCTTGCGTAATCAATGTTTAATGTTTTTTGTCGTCGTCGTGAAGTCGTTTTTTGAAATACAGTCGCGCGAGTCCAAACGCAAAATCTATCAGGGCATTCCCGCCGAGCCCGCTTAGGATGGATAAAGTCACTGCAAGCAGAAAATGCTGCTGCCCATAATTCCAGATGATCCCGATCCCAGCGGCAATTGAAAACAGCCCTGAGTTTAGGCACGCGGCCCAAAAGGCTCTGCGATCCAGTGGCTCATTGGTTCGAAGTAAAGCGGCAACTCCAGCCATTGACCCGAGGCCACCGTAAATCAGGCACTGCCACAGGATATCCATTTCTTCGGTATTTGGCTTAGTCATTTTTACAGTAACTCTACGCCTGAATAACGATCCCCAGGGAATGTTGTTTCCTCACCCAGATATCGCGACAAACATTTGCTTTTTGTCGTGGAATGTCGCACCCAGATCCACGCTGATTCGTCGTGTATTAATGCCGCATTCCGCATGCGTAATTTCTGTAACGCTCGATGGTTCTGCGTAAATATGTGCCAGTCCGGATCATGGCTGACTGCGCTGGCAAACATGTTGCCCGGAATTTTCGCCTTGAAGAGTTTTCCATTATTTGATACGAGCCCACGGTCAAATCCAACGTAGGTTTTTCCCCGGCTCGACCAGAACTGGACCTGTTGCAGATAATTATCAGCCACTGCGTCGTCGTCGTCAATGCGACTCCATAACGTGCAGGTTTTGTTCGGGTGCAAGTCATACTGAATTGGCACATCCAATTGGCGGAACAACTCAACACGTTCTGTCAGTAATGGATCGGCTGAATCAATCCGTAAACACAACCGGAATGGAACGTCTTGATTTCGCAGCGAAGGAACAATAGTGCGCCGCGATAATTCAAGGCGAGTCTCGCTCAGTGATGGGTCGGTATACGCAGAACGCACACAGACAAGATGCTCACGAAATCGCATGTTGCAGCACTCCTTCGACCGGCACTTGCTCGGCCAGTGACGCCGCGTGATCCGCGCAGCGTCCGCAATTTCGCCGCCCGGTATTGCCCCCATGCCGGACGCTAGAGTGCTGCGCAATATGTCGCGCAGGAGACGGGTCGATAAACCACATTTCCCGCCTCAATCGATTACAGATTTTCCCAATCGCCGTATCGGAATTCTGCACCAAATGCGGATTTGCTTTGCGTTTTTCGTACACGCCTTTGTTCCTGCTCCGCGGCGCTGCTCCCAGCCAGTTAATCGCAACTTCATGCCGAATCACTTGTTCCAGGACCGCTCGCGGCCAGAGAATGGCGCATGCGCCCCACAACGAGCCTGTATGAACGCGATTGATCCCTGGCGTCCGCCGGACGCTAAAGTGTTTCGGTGTATATAGCGATAAAAACGCCGTTTGAGGTGACGGCCAGAGGATATTCTCAACAAACTGCTTCGAGTCTGGATGCAGAGTTGTGTCATCCTGCACGCACAGAATTTTGTCTGCTTTTGTTTTTTTTAACGCCCATTCAACTGAGTGCAGCCAGTTAAACCATACGCCCCGCCGCGTTTTATTCCTGACCGTCTCGACATCATCCACCTGCGGACTGTCCGGTTCGGCAAAGACAACCGGTTCCCAGCCTGCCGTCCGCAGGCTGTCAACACAACATTGCAGCGTAGGTTGTGGACGGGGGGCTGTTGTCACAATCACCGACCAGTCGCGGTCGCTGGCAGCCGATCCGAACGGCATGAGGCGGTTAAGTTTCGCCTGTCGCGAACCGCAGCCGCAATCCTGTTTTTTCTTTATTCCTATTGAACTTAGAGTCTTAGAGATTAGATCTCCAGCTCCTTTCATTGATTTGAGTTCATGTTCAACCCTGAAAGGACAACTCATACAAACTTTAACTGGCACTGTAGATTGAAGAATACTTTCTGAATTACAGTGAACAACATTTCGATCAAGTGTTTCTGAAGAATAGATGCACGTCATGATTAGACCAGCGTTATATTACTCTCAAGGACCTGGAGTAGCTGTTACGTCAGCACCGTTCCAATTGATATTACATGCTCCATCGCTCCCAGTGATGAACGCCAGAGGTTTATCGGAGAGACAATCATTAGTCTTGGGTTCGTTAAGATACCATCCCCCCGCGTTGGAACCTCCCCCACCGGTTAATCTGTACTCGAATGAGAGATTCCACAGTCGGTTTGTTGCTGAGATATTTTGCACAACTAGCTGTAACGCATCCCCTGACAGACTTGTATCACATGGCCCGCCTCCCCCTCCAGCACACGATCCTACGCGAAACCGTGGACCCCCAACCCATTTACAAACTCCACTAGTGGCAGAAGTGTAGGTGAGGGTATAGTTCCGACTCTCGACATCTGCTAGACAAGGATGAGTATCTGCTGCTCCCGCTGGTAGAGTGACGCTCCATCTCACCGGAAGAACTTCGCAGCTTCCACAAGGAAAAGGTCCCTGATTGAAAGTGCTGATGCTAACTGAAGACGCAGATCCGTCCTCACTGGAACTGGAACTGGAACTGGAACTGGACGATTCTTCATCGCAAATACAACAGCCGAGGGTTTTAATGTTTATGCTCCCCCTCAAGTCTCGATTGATGTCAATACGCAGTCCGCTGCGTACAGTTGCCACTCGCCATCAATGAACTCAATTTTTACCAGCGTCCCCGCTGCCACCTCAATTCCCTCGAAACGATTAGTTACGGAGACCTCCGTTTCCGTCACCTCCAAGTCGCCATCGTCATCTGGTTTTAGCAGTTTCGCAGTTGCTGTTGCTGGCGATGCCAGTGCCTCTGTTGCTGCTGATAACGCGCCGACCATCACGGCCTGATGGCGTCTGGTCCTGCGTTGCCCGTACCTGCCACGTTGCTGATTCGGATTTCGAACCTCTTGCAGCACAATCCGTACAGTACGCTCGACCTGCTGAGCGAACTCTTCAGTCAAGATTGCCGCTGAGTCTGCCATTGGAGTTAATTTTCCAGGACAGTAATGTCCAGCAAGCAGTTCGCTGTATCAGCTTTCAGGTAGAGCGTCAGGCTTGGTATGAGCCGGAAAAAATACGACTCGCCCGGCAGTGCTTTAATTAAATAACTGCCGGTCGAACTGCCGACTGAAATAAAATTTGTTGCGTCCAGGTTGCGAATCACGCACAAACCTTCCGTCGCTAACTCGCCAAATGTCGATAACGTCTCTTCTGACGTGCCAACTGTGATGGTGGTCGAAAACCTGCCTTTCGCGGCTTTATCAATCGACATCGACGCCGGATTCAGGCGAATGGGGTTTTCCCCATCCAGATTCGAGGTGAGTGAAAAATTAACTGTGATTTCATCAGCCATTACGATATTCCCGGAAGTGCCGCAAAATTCAATTCATTATAAATCTGGAAGTCTAAAAACTCTGCATTTGCTTGAGTTGGGTTTGCTAATTTAGCACCTTCACCGTCAAGCAATACGGGCGATGTGATCTCTTCCCCTTTGTCATCAACAATGTGCCGCCGCAGTGTAGTTGCCCCTGATACTACTTCACGAAGTCCCTGATCCAATGGCTCTAATCGCCATCCATCCCGGTGAATGTGAATATCCACGCTCAACGGATAATAAACACTATCGCCTCTCTTCTTTCGTTCACCCACGTCAATTCGATTAACCTTTGCTGTTTTTGCCGCGATTCCCAGTCCACCGATAGTGCAGTTACTTTTGTTTACCGCATTCATATACAGCAAAATCCATGACGGAATAGATGTATGATTCGATTTTATCTTTGCAATTAAATGGGTCGAATCTCGTGTCGGTGGAGGATCGAACAGGTCGCCGGCACTGTTGACGATCCCCTCATCATCGACATCCCTCCAGATCGCCTCCTGATAGATTTCCGAACTGAATGAGGTCAGTATCTCATCATTTTCAGGATTGTTCTGATCGATCTCCTGCTTAGTAGAATAATTGTAAGTGACTTTCCAGCCAGACCAGGGGCTGCTGTTTTTAACAGACATCGAATGACAGTAAGCCCTGAGATCTTGTGGATACCGAGATCCAATAACTGGCAAGCTTGTATGTGATCCTACTGCATACAGAGAATCACTAGTCGATGTCGTCTCAAGGTTAAACGTGCGAGAGTAGCTCCGCTCGCCTTTATCGTTGGACCCGGTTCTGGCTCCCGGATCTTCGCCCAGAAAATTGACAGTCATAAGTGGGGCCCAAAATCAGGGAACAGGAAAGTTCGCTGCAACAGCGGGAGGACCAACAAACCCAGGCCGGCTTTGCTCAGCGAGAGTGGCTGCGATTTGGTCGAGAATTTTATTCCGATCTTTTGCGAGTTGCGTTACTTTCGCCTCTTCGCTAATTGCTTTATTGATCGCTGAGAATGCTTCGGCAGAACCTCTCTGCATAGCACCAGCCCCAGTAGCTGCAGCGCTTGGAGCCCCCGCTCCTGTCAGAGAGTCCAGACCAGCAGTGGCTGCTGCGGTTCGTTCTTTGCCTACAAATTCTTCAGGACGGGTATCGTCCAGTTTTTTTGCAGCCCGTGCAGCCTGTGTGTCATGCAACTTATCGAGGTTAGTTGTTAGCCTGTTCTGCAGACCAGTTGATAGTTTTACCTGAAGATTATTCACAGTGCCTTCGAGGTCTTTTTCCCATTCGCCTTTAATCCGATCTGGAATCTCAAAAGCTTCGTTGTCCCGCAGTGTTCGCCGGAATCCGTCGCCAAAACCCTTTAAGTCTGGCTCGAAATCTCCGGTTTTTATCCACTCCAACATTGCGTCCCAAAGTGCCTTCATGTTGTCAATCATGTTGCTGAACCCGCCAGCGATATACATGAATGAGTCGATTAAAAGGACGGTCGAATTCCTCGCATAATACTCTACTGAATAGGGAAGCACTTCAGTGTAGAAATAAACAACTAGATTAGCAAATTTAACGTAGTGCAATATATATCTGGCGACCGCCAGCCTTAAAATGTCGCCCATGCTTTCCCAGGTAAATTGAAACGTAGTACTGATAATCACCAGCGATTCCTCAAAACTGTTTCGCCATGAATTCCAATTCTCTTTAATAAAGTCAGTAAACGAATTAAACCATCCAGTCATCTTTGTCATAACAGACTCAAACATCGGTGCGAGTCCTTCACCGATTTGAATCATTAATCCAGACACAGCACTCGTAAACCTCTTCCAGGCACCCCACGGCCCCTTCTCGATGTCCTGCATCGCTTTGTTAGCAGATCCAGCAGAGCCCTGGATCTTCGCTAACAGGGAATCTGTATGTTGGAAATTCTTAATTAATGCATCAGATGCCGTTACACCTCTGAGCCCGAATGCTTCATACAACTGGGTCAGTTTTTCCGCGTTGCCAGCGTTCGCATCTGCCGCCATGCCGATGGCAGCCATTGTGTCAACAACGCTAAGCGCATTGTTATTCACATCAGTGAACGCGACTCCAAATTCCTCTTCAAGTTCTTTCGCTGTCGTCGCGCTTAGTGTTGATATTCGACGAAAGGCTGTTCCGGCAACACTGCCTTTCAGACCTGATTGCGCCAGAGTACCCATCACTGCCGCAACTTCATCAACTTCCATTCCCAGAGTCGAAGCCCCCTGAGCTGCAAACTTCCAGCCTTCCGCGAGATCTTCCACGCTTGTCAGAGTGCTGTTTGCGGTTGTTGTAAAAATGTCAGCAATACGACTCGCCTCGCTCGCCTCTTTCCCAAAAATCTCCATCGTCGAGGACATCAATTCAGCGCCCAGCGTAGCATCCGTTCCAGTTGCGCGAGCCAGAGCCATGACGCTTTCGACCATGCCGTCAATTTCTTCGGGGTTAAAACCACCCTGACCCAGAGTGGCCATCATGTCCGCGACTTCCGTTGCCGTAAATGATGTTGTCCTGCCCAGGTCTTTTGCCTTTACCCTTAGATTTTCGAGCTGCTGCTCACTGGCTTCTGCTCTCACTCCTGCCGTCCGCAGTGCATGGTCGAAGTCCATGTTTTTTTTGATTGCCGCGCCGGTGGCAATGGCTAACGCCCCACCCAGTACTTTTCCAAACTGAACCACCTTGCCGAGGGTTTTCGTGATCGCAGCCCCGACTAACCCAAATGCTGTCTTACCTGATCGGCCAAACCCGGTGAAACTTTTTTTTGATCCAGCGCCAAAAGTCTTGATCGTCCCGGTCGCTTTCATCAAATCTTTTCGCAAACCCATTGAGTTTGCGGTCAGCCTGATCACCATGTCGCCAGCGAATGCCATCTCAAAGTCCCTTCGTTTTCATTTCTGCGACATTGCTAAGCTGAGCAATCGCCTCAGAGGCGGAGAACTCTGATTCACTAATCCACGGCATGCACATTTTTCGGATAGCTTTGCTGTTTTCTTTTTCAACACCAAAATACGACGATAGCATCCAGGCAATAAACCCGAGCATTCGCGAGGAATGATCCAGAGGCATGACGAGGTCATACGCACCAAGTTTCTCGAACTGATCTGCCGACATGGATTCCATTAATTCATCAGGGTCAAGATGACCGACAAGTCGCGCAAGCTCATGCGCTAATTGTCCTCGTCGGTCAGTTCTGAGTTTCCCGCCATTGCTTCGACATCTTCATTAGCCATGCCGCATAACCGCTGAGCCACATCAACGATTTTCTCAATGATCATGGCAGACTGCGCCCCAATCGCCCCGACATCTTCCTGGGTGAAAAGCTTATTTCCCTGCTCATCACAGACGCATGCAACTATCAACCGTTCGCGAATTTCCTGCGTTTTTCGCTTATTGCGTTTACCGCTGGCCAGCGAAAACTGCCGCTCAAAACGTGAGCGGTCAGCAGCTGTCATCCCCTTCACCCAGACAGAGCCATCAAGCTCAGGGATGTGGATTTCCTCCATCGGAACAGCGACAGGCTTGAGCAGTGATTCTCGGCTTAGTGACACTATTAACGATCCTTATGAGTGCATGCCCCTGGCAGGACTCACTCTTCTTCATCATCATCTTCTTCGTCTTCTTCTATTTCGTCTTCGAATTCGCGCATCTCTTCCATAATGCGAGTATGAACCTGACGCATCGCTCCCTGCTGCGCCGGGTCCATCTCCTTAACTTTTTCACGGCACTCGTCATCCACGCATTCAGCGTGACCCGCATGCGCCAGCATATACGCCTGGGGATGCTCAATCTCAGTGCCTGCCGGGATAAACCGCGTGCCGTCTTCGATGACGCATATGTCATCAGCAGCAGTAGGCCCAGCCTCCATTATAAAAAGTAGGCGACACTTCATCTCACTCCCCCTCATTTATTAGGTAGGCAATCCTGGGTCACCAGTGATCTTTAGTGTGCTGCTGAATTTAAGACCATCAGTCATAGCTGCTGTAGTTTCCCAACTCACCCCTGCACTTCCAAAAGCCATTGCTGTTGTGCCAGAATCCGCAAAAATAATTTTCCAGTTCTGAGCTGCAGGAGTGGAGACCAGGTCCGAGATTGCTTGGTGGCCTGCTAATGCAGGGTCATAGAAACCCGACAGAGATACCTCCCCACCCTCAGAATATCCAGTCTGGGAATAGGTTTTAAAAGTTCCTGAATCCAGAGTTGTTGTTTCATAAGTCTCGGATTCTCCGCCAGAGTAGCCCACATCTGTTAACTGGGCAACTGCGGTATAAGTAGAAGAAATCTCCTGCTGCAGGACGGTCCCTTTGCTAGCTACTAATGCCATTGCTTTTTCTCCTTATGTTCCCATTACAGGGAGGTTAAATTAACAAGCTTGCAGAAGATCCTGCTACACCCGTCCCACGCGACCCGTGACGATTTTCCTCACAATGCGTTTTTTCATTAATTTGAAGAACTTTTTTTTCATTACTCTTTTTGCAACCTTAGCCGCCGTACCACGGCTCTTCATGTACGCCTTCTGGACCGGCCGGGGCTTTGTGTTCCTGCCCCACATCTTCCCCCTGGATGCGCCAGTCTTTGTGTATCTTTGACCAGTGCCAATGAACCACCAATGAGCGTTTCGTGTCGAGATGCCTTTTCCTGATGTTTGCCCCCCACCACGCACCTGCTTGTCCTGCGGCTTTCCGGCCTTACCACCGACCTTCGCCCAAACTACATCAGGGTCTGAAGATCTCTTAAACGCTGCACCAGTGGTAGCACGCACGCTTGTTAGATTGTTACCAGGCTTGGTAACTCCTGTTCTAATATTATTCCTGATCGCCTTTTTCAAAACCTGAATGTATGCCCTCATACCTGCCTTCACTGCAGGTCGGGCTACTGCCTTGCTGATTATATTGAGGTTTTTTATTGTCTGATTAACACCCTCAATATCGACCTTGATGTTCCAGTATCCCTTTCCCCTAGCCACGTAGCTCGTCTCCTGCCAGGTCAAAACCAGTCGGCTGGCTGACTTCATAGGCGGAAGCTCCATCCTTTCGACTGCGAATCTGATACGTAGTCCTGCTTGTATCAGCCCAGTCCCATTCCGTTTCACCCACGTCCATCGCTTCAACAGACCAGGTGTATGTTGTTCCGTCAATCACCCTGACAATGATGTCGCCACTGGCTGGAACAAGGCCAGCAAGATCTGAAACCTTGATCAGCCAGTCAGCAACTTCGACAACCTGTTCAGTGTCACCGATATCGATATTAGATTTACCAGTACCAGCCTGAACAGCATTGCTAATTGTCAGCGTCGTCGCACCCTGAGTATACGTGACAGACGACCCGGCTACAGTCCGGATCGCTGTCATGCTTGCCTGTAAAGCTTTCTCAAAGTGTGATGACATTTAAAACCTATTAAGCCTCAACGGCCTCGGTCTGCACGATTGCGTCAGTCGTTATAATTGGAACCCCAAATGCTTCCGTTGGAAATGGACTGGGGGCACCCGTTATATTTGTCGCAGTTCGTGACTGCTGCAAGTCCTTCAAACTAGTCCTGTTGCAGATCATTATGTCCGGTCCCATGCCACTTGGAAACTCGCTCAACAGTGAACTGATGAGGTCGTCCGTTAGTGGTTTAGAGTCCGTCGCATTGTTGATATTGCAAATACGACCTGCTGAGTACTTTCCGCCCATTTGCAGGCCAATCAGCATGCTGGCAGGCGTGTAGTAAACAGGATAATTGGCATCATTTGCTTCAGTGACTATTGTGTCACCAAGGGTAATGCCACGAGAAAATGGAGTCACCATTTTCACATCATTAAAACCGGTTCTGAACGCCCACAATGACGACATCTTACTGGATGTTGATCCAGCAGCGGTGACAACCATGTCATCAGCCAGAGCATCATAGTTCGTGTTTGTCAGGAAACCTGCAAACCCGGCTGAATCCCCTGGTGACGTGGTTGAATAAATAATCTGCTGCTCGACCTTGAATAGTGCTGCGGCGAGATGCCGAACACCCTCACGAGCGATCAGATCTTCCGGCCCCTGCCGCCATGCATTAGCAACAGCGAAATCGACCCGCCAGCTAAAATCAAGAATCGTGCAGGCCGCACTGACTACTGTGTCAACCGAATGGTCATAATCCCGACCCGCGTTTGCAGCACGGAACCCAACCACCGGAGCCCCAGTATACGTGTTGTATTGGTGGGTTTCAGACCCATCGCTGGTATCAGAAATTGGCAACCGAGAAACCAGCGGAGATCCGTTAAGAACCTCACTTGTTTCTGTTTTTGATACATCAAGTGCGTCTGAGACGAAATCGGCTACTGTGAAAAGATCATTAGCCACGGGACAACCTCCTTTTGAAATTTATAGCCTGTAAATTACAGACTAGTTGTAGGATCGCCCCTGAATTCGGATGCGATTATTTAATGACTTTTCTTTTTCAGGTGCGTTGTCACCATCAGCGAAGTCAACGTCGCTGTCTTCCCCCTGGTTAATCGAGGAAATGACTTCCTCAAGTTCTCCAATTTTCGCATTCAGCAATTTCACTTCATCTTGAATTTTCATCAGGTGCAGTTCCATTGCTGTTTCATACTCGATCTGATCTGTAAACCATTTGGTGCCATCTTCAGCACCAAACTTATCTACAAACCGATCAAGCTCAGCGGTGAAGTCTTCCCGCGTCGGCGGAGTCTCAACCACTGCTTCGTCCTTACTAACGTCAGCCACGGGATCACCGTCTTTCGTTATCGACAATTGATGACGCTTTAAAAATCGTTGAACAAAGACCGACAATCGGTCAGGGTCAACGCCAAAACATGACACGCCAGGCCTAGCGTCTGAAAGACCTAGCGCGTATTCCATTAGTTTTTCGCCCTGTTTCGCAGCTTCCTGTCCACGCTGGAACATACCTTCAGGATTCGCGGCAGGTGAATCAACAACATCAGCAGCCCGTAATTCACTTAACCGAGCATGCTTGAAGTTGTTTTTATTGTCCTCGTCTGGCGATACGTAGCGGTTCCCTGACGTGTTCTCGATAACATGATCTTCCTCTTCGATTGGATCATGCTCGAACACAATACTCAGCCCGAAATCATCCGGCGTTTCTTCGGCTAATGTCATCACGTAATCAGCCAGATCTCCGTCAGGTGTCTTATGAGCTGCCTGCTGAAAGTGCAGATCTGCAAAGACCTGGTCACCCTCAGTCCGAGCGTTCCGAATCCGACCAAGCTTCTGACCCACCCCATCCGAGGATAACCCTGGGTGAGTAAACCGAGCTTTTACTCCACCTGTAGAACTGCTCAGAGTGGCTGTGTTAATGCTTTGAGTTACATCCGCCAGAAAGTCCTGATCGATCCATAAATCATGGCCTAACGCTTCGCCTCTGGTGATGATTGATACATCGCTAATCACCCCAGCTTC